AATCTATCTACAAAGGTCAAGCTCTAGAAATTATGGATCTTAACAACCCTAAAATTCTAGATCTGAGCACTATTGATAATCAGCTTATGATCCTAAGTGATCAAACAGAATATGACTTAAGACCTATTAAAGCTCGTATTCTCAATCCTGATAAATGTACTGAAAAGGGTATTCCTCTCAAGTTTGGAGCCTTACTGGAAGGCGGGTTAACTTTTTAATATTAAAATTTAATTAAGTATCCATATTTTGATAAATCGTAGATTTTTTGTAAATTTGAATATTGAAATATATTCAAGATGAAAAATGAAACAAAAATCTACGTATTAATTGATCCTAATACTTTGAGGGTTAGGTATATCGGTATTACTTGTCAATCATTAAATGATAGGCTTGGAAATCATATTCATGATGCCCGATATAGAGAATCAGATAATTATCATAAAGCAAGATGGATACAATCTTTATTATCAAATAATCAAAAACCAATTATTAGACAAATAAAACTATGTGCTACTAGAGAGGAGGCTGAAGCTGTTGAATCAGAATTAATCTTAAAGTACAAGGATAAGCATAATCTTGTAAATATTTCTGGTGGAAATGGTGAATTTACCTCAAGGGGTCAACACTCTGCAGCTGAACTTAATTCTAAGAAAGTATATGTATATAATTATGATGGAACCTATTATGGGTGCTATAACTCACATATTGAATGTTCAGAGGAGTTAAATATATATGTTAGCTGTATAGAGAAGTGTTTAAGAGGTACATATAAGTACGCTAAAGGATTCCAATTTAGCCATGAAAAGGTTGATAGAATGGAATCTCTTGAAACTTATAGTACTGGTAGTAGTAAACAGGTTATAATTTTGGATAATGAAACTGGAGAAGTTCTTAGGTTTAAAAGTGGTGTGGATTGTAAAACTAAACTTGGTTTAAAATTTTCCTCTTCTGGTCACAAGTATATTCTTGGGGCTTTAAATAAACAATATGGAAATAAATATTCTATGTTGGTTAATGGGGAATTTATACAATCCACTTACTATAATACTGGAGTGTCTATAATATGTAAAGACAAAGAATACAACTTTGTTAGCAGAAAAGAATTACTAAAATATATGGGATACAAAGTAAAATCTGTTGATGAAGATAGACTCTATGAGTATATTTATAATTATTTTGATAATATTGAAGATATAATATTAAATCAGCCCCTTATCTCGGTAACGAGTTAAGATAACTAAGTGAATTGCTGGGAACCCCTTAGAGCATAATTAACTACAACATAGGAAGTAATTTCAAGTGTGAACGTTTGAAAATAATTATGATTGGGCAATCAGCAGCTAAGATTCCTGAAGAAGGAATAAAGTTCAACGACTATCCCGTGCCTGGGAGTACATTCAAGTGAATGGAAGTGCTTAGAATCCTCTATTTTAGGATTAAGATATAGTCTGGACTGCAATGAAAGTTGCAGAAGTTCGTAAGAGAACTGCATAAGAAGTAACGAGCTTATGTGAACACATCGATGGAACTGGTAAAACCCTTTTAGCTTTTAAACTTGCTAGACTAGCAGTACAAAATGGATGGGTATTTATCTATTTAAAGGACCCCACTCTACTTGCGGAGGTACTTAGAATGTCTAAAGTGATTGATAAATCAGGACATGGTGCTTTAGTATTCGTAGAAGATATTGATCAAGTAACTAGAGGAAATCGTGATGCTGCAATGCAGGATATCCTTAACACACTTGATGGAGGCGACACTAAAGATATGAATGTGATAACTTTGTTTACCACAAACCATATCGATCTTATAGAACCTACTTTCCTTAGAGGAAAGCGTATAGGTACTATAATCTCAATGAGTTATTTAGACGCTAAAACCGCTGAAAGATTTATTCGTGAATCTTTTAAGATTGGTTGCTATACCATTTCCGACGATCTTACCGAAGTATGTAAATATATCGAGCAAAGTAATATTGCTCCTGCTTTTATGGCAGAGATTGTTGAAAAGGTTAAATCTATTATGATCTTAGAAGATCAATGTGAAGTTAAAGCAGAGTATATTCAATTCTCTGTAGCGTCTTATCTACGTCAAGTATCCTTATCTCATACTAAAAACATGAGTTCTACTCCAGAACAAAGGTTTGCTCAGGCTTTAAAAGAAGTTCTTGATATTGATAAGTCTACAAAAGATCTTGGAGCCTTCGCTAGAATGATGGAGGACTATACTGACATGGATTTAACAGATTTCTATAAATAATTAATACAATGACTCTTCCTTTAATAATTAAAAAGGAAGAGTCTTTTTTATAAAGTTAAAAAATGGATATAGATATAAAAGACAAAGGTCATCAAATGCTAGATAGCTTTGATGATGATATGGCTGTTTTAATAGTCATAGGTAACGATTACAAAAAGACAGGTTATTGTATGGGAGGAACTCCTGCAGACATTATTTCAGTATTAGCTGGTATTATGTCTGAAAATCCTCAAATTAAGGGAATGTTCGAAGCAGCATGGTGTCAATGTAATGAAGCGGATCCTAGAGAGTTAAATTAATTGTCCCTATAGTTCAATGGATAGAATAAGAGTTTCCTAAACTCTAAATAACAGTTCGAATCTGTTTAGGGATACTATTTTCTAAATAGTAATTTTATCTAAATTGAACTAGACTCATGCAAGATCCTGTAGAAACTGCTTATAATAGAATACTAGAAAGTTTAGGACTTGAAGGTGTTGCTATTGGCGACTATGATTTATTAGAACGTTACGCTTTAATTGTTGAACTAGAAAAGGCTTTTAATATTAGTCTTAGTGATAGTCAATGGAATGAAATATTAAATAAAGATTCCCATGAAGTTGTAATAAATCTAATAAATTCCTTAATTTAGTGGTGTTATAAGAATACTTACAGCAAATATATCACTTGCCTACTTTACTAAAGTATTCTGGATCATTTAAAACAAATAAAAACAATGAACATAAAAGAAATAGTCATTCCTGATGGGTGGGTAATAGATAAACAAATAGGCAATAAACTTATCCTAAAAGAGGATAATAATGTGCTAAATGATTGGACAAAATGTTATAAAAAACTACTTTCTGAAGGAGAGCTTTGTTATATTAATAAAGTTTCTGACCTAGATTATGATTCACCAGAAAACTCCCCAATATGCTGGACAAATACATTTCCCAAAAAATATGAACATCCGATGTTTGCTTTAATGCAACTATTAACTTGTTATCAAGCTTGGGTTGGGGATTGGAAACCTGATTGGGATGATTGCCACCCCCATTATGTTATTACAGTTATACAAAATCAATTAGTACGAGAATCTTATATATCTGCTAATAAACTGTTAGCATTTCCTACTGAAGAAATGTGTGATGATTTCTTTCATGCTTTTAAAGATTTATTAGAAGACGCCAAACCATTATTATAAAAACCCGATTCGGGGCTGAGATTAAAGCCATCCCTGCGTAGGTGTCGAAACCTCCTTAGAGAATGTTATATTGCTCTTAAAATTGGTTAGATTAGGTCACGTGGAGTACGGGAGCTCCACACTTGGAAATAGCAACCTACAAGGAGTAGGGACTGCCTGCTAAGCAGATCGTTCACAGTTTATGGATTAGGGTCGGAACCTAGCATTTCCGCTAAAATTTAAAAGTAATATGTATATGGAAAAGTATGATAAAATTGATCCTGGCTCAACAGTAATACTTACTCCAGAATGGATTAAACTAGCTAGTGAAGAAATAGCTGAAAAATTTAATCTTGACTTTTGGGGTAAAATAGAGATTGGAGCGATCATTTATAAACAATTTAGATTACATGGAACCGATAATATTCAAAGAGCTTGTTGTAGACCAGAACAATAAACTCTGCTCTATAAAAGGAGAACATATTCCCTTATCTAAGAAGGAATATGAACTCCTTATTTTTTTGTTAAATAATCCTAACTATGTACATACTAGAGAGTCTATCATAGAAAAGGTATGGAATACCCCTACTTCATTAAGAGCTGTTGACACTACTGTTTCTAGACTTAGAAAGAAACTTAGAGAGTATGGATGCAAACTGGAAACTAGGTTAGGATTCGGATATAGTTTTAATACAATAGATTAATTATATGGAAACGACTAGTTTCGAAGAATTTGAGAAAGCACTCTTCGAAGTTGAGGAACAGCCAAGTGTAGAAATCTCTGAACCAATACATGATGTATTCGAGATAAGAAATGTATATCAAGCTATATGCTATCTTGATCATGCTAATCTTTGCAAAGATCTGATCGAAGAGTATCAATCAGCCAAGCCTGGATCTTATAGTAGCAAGGTACTTGAATACCGTATCATAGTAGCTGCGCTTACTAATAATGAAAGGCGTCGTCTTACTACAGGAAAGAAATGGTTTCCAATTGTACAGTTCTGTAAGCCTGGAAAAGAGTGGATTTGTCGGGGAGACACAGTCGTCGGAAAAATTAAATCTGAAGGCAAGACTTATTCCGTGATAAGTGGCTATGCATATTATGGTGGTTATGTGGGTCTTGGTAGCTTCGGTTCGGACTATACAGTGTCATATACAGATGGGTATGTGGGCTTCCGGTCGGTCTCTTCCAAGAAAGTGGCTAAGTACATAAGTACATACTTTGGTCGATTACTTTTTGAAATAACTTATTTAGGAACTAACTGTGATTGGGAATGGATAAAGTAAATAGTAATTTTCAAATATATAAAAGTAAAAAGAGAAGAGTTTTAGTCGAATCATTTTCCTCTATTCATCAGTTACTTCAATGTCTAGATAACAGAAAGAATAATCGAGTTATGAGATCTGCAAATGGTTCTAATAGATCTGGTTCTGATAATGACTGGTATGGTACTAACAACTATGAAGAGGCAAAGAATCTTATAATTAAGGGATTTACAGATATTTTGGATAAACTTCGTTTAGGGATTCAAAAAACTGTAGAGTCTCATAATACTCCTGATACTAGTAAAAGTTATATTATAGAAGATGTTTGTGGATATGTTCCAATTATTCCAAATTATCTTCAAGGACTTCCAAAGTCTATGTTTCATAGACAATCTGTTACAAGAAAAATTAAAACAATACATTTAATTTATGGTCCAAGTGCAAATAGCGGTGTTTCTCCAGAAAATTTTATAAAAGCTGGAATTGCATTATTATCTGCAATTAAAACTATTGAAAAGAGTAATATAACTATTAAATTAGATTGTATGTTTTTTGCTTCTTTTACTGAGCAAGAAGCAGTTATTGGACTAGTACAAGTTAAAGATTATAAAGATAGGCTAGATTTACAAAAGTTATGTTTTCCGATGGCTCATCCTTCAATGGAAAGAAGAATAGGATTTAAGTTTCTAGAAACTATTCCAGAATTAGAGGATCCCGACTTTACTTATGGATATGGAAGTGCTCCGAATCTTACTAATCTTAAAGGAATTTTAAAGCTCCCTAAGGATACCGTTTTACTCACCCTTAAATTAATTAACGGACAGTTAAATAATGATCCTTGTAAAATAATTGAATATATAAATAAAAGAATAAAAGAAGATAAATATGGATAATAAAGATGATTCTCTAGAATTAGACATTCTAGGGAAAGCTGTGCAGTCGGTTATAAAAAATGTTGTTGATAGCTCTATTACTGCAGATGTTAAAAGCAATATTCTTAAAGCTGTACAAGAAGATATACTAAAGAAATATGGACCTCTTCCAGAAATTATTGAAATAAATAAGGAAGGTAAAGAACTCAAATCTGTTACAGGCATTTTTCATGAGGCTTTTTCTACTATTGTTAAATTAGTTAGTATGGATTTGCCTGTTTATCTGAGTGGAGAAGCTGGAACTGGTAAGAATGTAATCTGTAAACAAGTTGCAGAAGCTCTTGGATTAGAGTTCTATTTTACTAATGCTGTTACTCAAGAGTATAAGCTAACTGGATTTATTGATGCTGGAGGTCACTATCATGAAACTCAATTCTATAAAGCCTTCAAAAATGGAGGTTTATTTTTCTTAGATGAGCTTGATGCTTCAATTCCTGAAGTATTAATTATTCTAAATGCTGCTATTGCTAATAGGTATTTTGATTTCCCGACTGGTAAGGTTGCCGCTCATGCAGACTTTAGATTAATTGCAGCTGGAAATACTTACGGTACCGGTGCTGATAATGTTTACTCTGGTAGATATAATCTTGACGGAGCTTCTATGGATAGATTTAATATTATTCCTATTAGATATTCTGAGAAAATAGAACTTTATCTTACTAATCAGGATAAAGATTTACTAACTTTCTGCCATGCTTTTAGAAAAGCTACTAAGGAATCTGGAATAAATTGTATATTCTCATATAGAAGTTTAGAAGCCATTACTAAGTTAAAGAAAGAGTTACCTTTAAAAGTAATTCTAAAGATATGTTTAATAAAAGGAATGGGAATAGATGATATAATTATCTTACAAAAAAGCTTAGAAAAAGTAGTTCCTCCTGCCAATGAATACTTAAAAGCTTTTCACGAACTTAAATAAATCTAAATCATAGAAATAAAATGTTAGAATGGTATTATATCTTAGGAATTATTTCCTATGGAATCTTCTTATTACAGTTTATAGTATCTTGTATTACTGGAGAGATAGATGTGGATTTAGATATGGACTTTGACGGGGATTATGATTTTTCTATAAATGATCTAGTTTCTTTTAAAGGTCTTATCCATTTCCTAATGGGTTTCTCCGGCTTTATTATGTTATGTGGAAAAGTAAATATTCCAATAACTATAGTAGCAATAGTAATAGGAGTAGTATTTGTTATTTTACTGGCAATAGTATATAAAATGGCTATGAAATTAAATCATGAATATGTTCCTAAAGCAGGAATAGAATTGATTGGTACTTTAGCTACGGTATATATTATTAAACCTGAACCTGACTCTTTACATTGCATCTGTCTATTGCCTACTTATCAAGAAATTAATTGTATTGCTACTGAACCCGTTGAAATAGGCGATGTACGTATTATCAAAGGCTATACAAATGGCGTTTATATTATATCTTAATTAAATTATGTTACAATCTAGTTTGATTATTGCAGGAGTCATAGTGATTCTTGTAATTGTGACCTTAATAGGTCTAATGTCGCGTTACCGTAGGTGCGCTAGTGATGAAATTCTTGTAGTGTTTGGTAAAGCTGGAAAGAAAACCCAAGTCAATCCTCAAACAGGCAAGAGTGAAACCATTGTTCTTCCTTCTAAGATTATTCATGGAGGAGGTACGTTTGTATTTCCTGTAATCCAGGATTGGAAGAAAATGTCTTTAAAACCGATCCAGATTCAGACTTCTGTAGTAGGAGTATCTAGTCAAATGATTAAAGTAACTATTCCTGTAACATTAACTACAGGTATTGGTACTTCTCAAGAGCTTATGCAAAGTGCGGCAAGTCGTTTCTTAACTGCTAAATCTGGAGAAATCTCAGACCAAATTAAAGATATTCTTATTGGCGAAACTCGTAGCTTAATGGCTACTATGACTATTGAAGAAATTAATGCAGATCGTGTTAAATTCTTGGGCAAAGCTAAAGAGAATATTGAGACTGAACTTAATAAAGTAGGCTTCACTATTATCAACATTAATAATGCTGATATCTCTGATGATGCAAATTACATTAAAAATCTTGGTAAGAAAGCTGCTACTAAAGCTCAGGCCCAAGCAGAAGCTGATATTGCAGAAGAAGAGAAAAAAGGTCAAGTTCAGATTGCAGAAACTACTAAGGAGCGAGAAATTGCTGTAGCGGCTGCAGAGAAAGAACGTGCTACTCAAGTAGCTCAAACTAAGCAAGAGCAAGAAGTAAAAGTAGCAGAAATTGATCAAGCTAAACAAATTAAATTAGCTGAAACTACTAAACTTAAGGAAACAGGTATTGCTGAACAACGAGCTGAACGCGATGCTAATGTAGCAAGTGCTGATGCTAAAGCTGAAACTGCAAAAGCTGAAGCAGAAGCTCTTAAGCAAGCTAATATTGCTAAAGCAAGTGCAGAAGCAACTACTGCTAAAGCGGCTCGTAATGCTGAAGCAGTAGCAGCTGTAGCTAAATCTAATTCTGAAGCAGAATCAGCTAAAGCAGAAGCAGAAGCACAAAAGCAAATTCGCATTGCTAAAGCACGACAAGAACAAGAATCAGAAACTCAAAAGGCTATCAACGAACAGGAAGCTAAAGTTGCAGAGTATGAATCATCTAGGAGACAGAAAGCAGCTGAAGCTAACAAGAAAGCTGGTGTAGCAGAGCAACGTGCAACTATCGAAGTAGCACAAGCTAGGGGAGAAGCTGCCAAAGCTGAAGCAGAAGCAACTCGTGTTGCAGGTACTTCTCAAGTTGAGGCTAGAATGTCAGTTGCAAAGACTGAGCAGGAGCGCCAGATTGAGGTTAACGAAGCGAAAGCTAAAGCTGAACAAGCTAAACTGGATGCTGAAGTTCTTGTTCCTGCAGAAGTGGCAAAAGAGAAAGTCCGCATTGAAGCAGAGGCAGTTAAGCAGAAAGCGATCCTAGAAGCTGAAGCTGAAGCACAAGCTATTCGAACTAAAGCTTATGCAGAAGCTTCTGCAACCCAAACTAAACTTGAAGCCGAAGCTGAAGGTTTGAAGAAGAAACTTCTTGCTGAAGCAGAGGGTAAGAGAGCATCACTAATGGCTGAGGCTGATAAGGTTCAGGCTATTGAAATGGCCCCTGCTCTTGCAGTTAAGCAAATGATTGAATCTGGCTTGACTCCTGAGCTAGTTGTAAACTACAAGACTGTTGATCAATTGGCTGACATTGCCAACGCTCAAGCCAAAATCTATGAACATATCCAGCTCGGTCAAGTTACTGTTTATGGTAACGAGAACACTGCTGGTAACTTCATGGCGAATATGGCTAAGAATCTTAATCCTGCAATGGAAATGCTTAGTAGTCTTCCGATTGCCGATACTGTTAAAAAGGTATTTGGCAAGAAAGTAGAGGAATAAGGGTATATTCTAGATATATAAGAAAACTTACAGCAATTTAAAAAACTCATAGTGTAGACAAGTTTTCTGAAATACAAAATAAAGATATGTTAACTTCTCAAGTTAAAGCCCAGAAAACAAGATTACGTAATTACTTAGTTAAAGAATTAGGTGCAAAAGTAACTCAATCTACTAGCACTGTTTCGGAGTATTATGAATTACAAGGAAATATTAATATTAGAATATCTGATCATACCGGCAGTAGGGAGGTTGGAATGATAAATATTTATATTCCTTTTAATGATCCAAACTCTTTTATTTTAGAAAATAATTATACTATTTGTATAATTAAATCTCTAAAAGATCTTAAAGCTTTTATATCTTCTCTTATATTTGTTGATATGATGCATCAAGAAATATATAAATTAGATATTTATAAAGAACTTATGCAAACGGCAGAAAACTTTAAAGTTTTAATAAAAGAGAATGCAAGACTTAAGGAAAAGATAAATAATATTCCTTTCCTTAATAAACGTGAAACTTCTGACTGTGTATGTATTGATGGAGAATTTTATAAGTTAGACAAGAAAGCTCCTAAAAGCTTTATAGACGGTATTAAGAGAGTTATTAAATATAATCATTTAACTAAAATTGATACAAAATATGACAGTTGATCCAGATATGGCTGTATATATAGATAGGGTAAAAATCCAACAATTAGAAATTCCCGAAGAGATAAAAACCGAATTTTTAGAAAAAGGTTACCAATATGTTTATTTCAACTGGGGAGGACCTACTTTAGTTGGAGAATTACGAGGTATTGCTTTAACCACTAATGGGGATGTTTACTACTATATTGTATTGCCTCACGGTGAAGCGTATTATCTACCTATTAGATATAGTATTACTTTACTACAACAATAATGGAACACGATCTTTTTATTTGTGCATGCCGTAATATCGAACACCAGATAATATTTTCTTATTGTGATGATATAGATATTAAAGAAGTCTATATGAGTATTCATATAATACCTGATACTAATATCTTTAAAAGAATATGGCATAGTATTAAATATATATTTGGATATAGATGCATGTATGGGGACTTTGATGAATTTATCTTTAGAAAAGAAGATGCTTCGAAGTTACTTAATATAGCTAGATTTCTAGATCCGACTATTTTAGATAAATAAAATGTGTTTATATAGTCAACAAAGAAGTCCTTTAATTGCTAAACAAGAAATTTCTGTATATAAGATATTGGTAGTTTTTCAAAAAGATAAAATAGCAATATCTCCTTATCGAAATTTTATGTATGGTTTTAATGTAGTTATCACAGATACTGCAGAAGAATGTGTAAAACCTGCTCCTTATGATTATTTTGAAATTACTTCAGGATTCCTACATTCTTACTTAACTAAAGAAGCTGTACTTGAGGAAGTAAAAACTTTATCTTCTAAATTAAAGAAATCTTCTTTACAAGGTTATCAATTAAAAGTTTATAAAGCTATTATTCCTGTAGGAACTTCTTATTATTTAGGACAAAGATGTGATATTTGCTCAAAGTCTCTAATGATTCTTCAATGATTTCTTTAACAAATAGCCTTGTCTATATAATGGATTTGAGAGATGATTTTATAATGAATGATAGTAAAAAACTCTATGAGTTTATAGCTAAAGACGTTGTAAAAGCATTTTATTTAGGTATGTATATAAAGCTTTGGTTTCCTATATTAGATAGAAAACAACAATATTTACATTCTAAAACTCTTAGACATAATACAGATGATCTAGATGAATATTTAGACCAGATCAAATTCTGGACACATGAGTATTCTAAAAATAAAGAAGATGAAATAGATGCAATTGATCTTTCCGAATATATTTTAAATAATATTATTTGGAGAAAAGATACAGAGGAAGAAGACATGGTAAAAATAGCACTATTCTTAGGAGTAACGGCAGGAGCTGAAGTAAAAGAAGATGTTACGGAATTATATAATTTACACTGATGGAGCTTTTTCTTCTGCCCGAAATCAAGGAGGCTTAGGTATAATAGTCCTATGTAATGGTAAAGTAATATTAACTTATTCTAATATGTATAAGAATGTTACTAATAATCAAATGGAATTAGGAGCTATTATATTAGCATTACGAATGATAAAACACCCCATAAAATCTTTGATTATTTATTCTGATTCTCAATATTGTATAGGTTGTGCTGTACAAGGATGGAAAAGAAAAAAGAATCAAGCTTTATGGAGAGAATTTGATTTCCAATACCAGCGTGTCCTTAAATTATGTTCTGAAGTAAAATTTGTACATATAAAAGGACACGCTGGTAATACTTATAATGAACTAGTAGATAAATTAGCAGTAAATGCTAGTCAACAATTATGATAAAAGAAAAAATAGAAGATCTATGTAATGATCTTCATCATATCAAATATCAAATTTGTAATTATATAAGAGGACTTCGTAGGTGGTTTTCTTATTACAAAGTTCTTACTTCTATATATGATTTTGATTATGATAGTATTCTTGCTGTGGAAAGAGTACAACTTACTAGAGTTAGAAATAATTTAGTAAGGTTTCATCATCATGTAGATTGGCAAGATGATGTTAAACATATTGACTTAGCTCTAAGAATATTAGATATAATAGAAGAAGATGGCTGCGTAGAACGAATAGGTGAACCTTTTAGTTTTATTCCTTTTGAAATGGGGCGGTATCAAATGGAGTCTGATCCTAACGAATATTGGCATATTCCTGTATACGTTAATACTCGAAACTCTAAAAGATTTTGGAAAGATTTTAATCCAGAACATTATGATAATCCAAAGTCAGGAGATTTATGGAGGGATCATCTTAGGGTTGAAAAAGCCTGGCATTTATACCATAAAATAAGAACAATGTATATGAGAAGCTGGTGGGACTAATCCACTAAAATAATAACTTTTAAATAATAAAAAAATGTCAAAATTAACAAAACAAGAAGTAAACGCAATTGCAAACAAACTTCAACGCGCTTTACAAGATAAAGCAAATGCGCAACGTAAGGAGGCTATGAATAATTATACTCCTAGTCCTGATTATGCTAATCTCAGTACTCTTCTTAACCGCAGAGATGAAATTGCTAAAGAATATAAAGAACTTGGTGAACAGTTAGAAGAGTGTAATGTAACCATAAAGAGCCTTATAGACGAGAAATATAATTTCTATTATTATCTATATGATAACGCTCGTGAGGTTCTTGAAAGAGCTCTTGGAGAGGAATGTAAACTTTCTGAAATTCCCTCAATAGAAGAATTGAGAGATAGTGTAACTATTGCTGCTATTGATGAAGATTTTGATGTTATCTCCTTTATAGATAAGGAACTTGCTAAGTATTAACAAGCTTTTTAAGAACTTTTAGATATTTTATAAATTAGTAACTTTGAATACTCTATTTAATATTGTATAATTACATCCAATATTAGAAAGTATTTATACTTTTTATATAGAAGATTATAAAGATAAGATATATCTAAAAAATGTAACTCAATTTGGCGTTATGAAATATCGTAAGAAAGTTGAAAATTTAAAACGTGCTCAAGATTGGTGGGATAAACAACCCAATTCCTTTAAATCTGAAACTAAACGACCTGGAAGTGTTAAACAACGTATTATTACTGGAAATAAATAAATCTTATGATAATTGAAGAAGAAGATTTCAGATTAATACCTGTTGATAATTGCAGTAATATTTTTGATCTTGAAATTCTTTATACTACTAATAAAGGTAAAGAAAATGAAAGTCAAAAATTTAAAAATGTTGCTTACGGTATACCTTTAGAATCTGCTATAAAACGTATTTCTAACTTTAGAATTGGAAATAAGTATCCTAATAGTATAGATTTAAAAACTTACCTTAAAGAATTTAAAACTATTGTAGATAATATCAAAGAAATGTGCAACGCTTAAATCGTCATAGTCTTTTGAGTTCTATAAATTCCCTATGTGATTTTTTAAATGAAAATTATAAAATTAATCAGGGAGGGTGTTGTTATATAGCTTACCTAATTGCTAAACATCTACATAAACTAGGTATAAAGTATAACCTTGTTATATTTGATTCTTTTAGAAAAGATCTTTCTTACGTAGAATACGAAGTTCTTAAAAAACATTGTAATTCTAACGTTAAAACTTCCATTACTGGAAAATTTACCTGTGACCATTATTGTATACAAATTATAGGAGCGGGTGTTATAAATATGGGAAGGAGAGATCATAGCTATAATTATACTTTATCAGGAATCCCTTATAAAAATATAAAATGGATTTATGATAAAGGTCTATGGAATAATAATTATAATATTAAGCATAATAATACTATCAAAAATATAGTCAATCATTTTTTTAAAGAGTATGAAAAAACTTCCAACTTCTAAGTTATGTATTTGTCCTAGATGTAGGATTCTTTCTAGACAAGTAGTTTTTGACTATAAGTATGGAATCTATAAATGTACTAAATGTGGTAACGTTCACGTATGAAAAGAGAAAAATCTAAAGTCCTAAAAAAGGCAGTTCAGCAAGATGAAGATCGCTGGATTAATGTGCATGATGATAAAGTCATGAGAGAAATGGGTTTTCCAAGACCTAGTATTCAATCTCCCAGAGACGAAAGTGTTTGGAGCAAAACTATTTCTGAGAAAATTACTGTTAGAAAATTTAAACATATGTTTAAACAACGTGACGGTCATTTTCATGGTATTCCCAAACAAACAACTCCTGTTGTTGGAAAATTAATAATCACTTTAATGAAAAATAAGTATTATCCTAAAACTACTTATTCTATGAAGTGTAAACAACATGAAATTCCGGATATTCTTGCTAAGTTTAAAGCTCATGATAAGAAATCAGGAATTGATGTAAGTGTTGTGAAAAAATATTATTGGAATGGTAAAACCTACGACAATCCCAGTATTGTACCGATTTGGAGAGTCTAAGGTAGAAATACTGCCCTATTTTTTATATGAAGTAACTATTTACAAAATATTTAAAGATAGGGCAGTATTACTTGATTCAGCATTATATAAAGCTTGTAAATTATTATCTTTTAAAAAAGAAGTTAAGAGTAAACACTATAAAAACTATTCTATAGTTAAGACAATTAACTTATTAGGAGTTACACAAGACTTTGTAGATGAGAATCATTTACCAAAATATGAACCTATAAAATCTAAAAATAAACCCATAAAAAGTAACAAAAAATGAAAGAACGTATTGAAATTATTGTTGATTCTTTTATTGATTATGCTGGAAAAGAGCATCCTTTTGTAATTGCAGCTGTTAGTCAAGTTCTTCCTACTTTATCTACTCAACTCAAGAATAGTCCTGTTGAGGATGAAAGAGATGTATTTTATGAAATATCTGAATATATAGATGACTATGGTTGCAATAATTATTTTGGTACTGCTAGTAAAGCTGTTAGTTTGGGAATTTCTATTTGCCATCCTACAGATACATTTGATGAGTCTGTAGGATCTTTAAGAGCAACAGCTCGTGCCCGCAAAAATACTCCTATTTTATTTGCAATTGATAACGAGGCTCTTAATGGAGAAGTTATTAGAGCTTTACTTAGACAAAAAGCTGACTATGTTAAGAATAATCCAGAAAATTATATTCCTGGATATGCTGATATGAAAGCTCGTTATCTTACTCGTAAACATATGGAGGAATTAGAAAAGAATTTTACTCCTATAGAAAAAGAAGTAATAAGTAATCTTCAAAAAGATCCTCATTTTTTAGAAAACGCTACTAAATACTTAAACTGGTTGCAAAATCAAAATAAAGGTAATCGTGTCAAGAACAGTTAAAGTAGTAATTACCTGTATATTCACATTAGCTTTAAATGTAGCTCTTTGGTTATTCTGTAATCTCTGGAATAATTATTCTTCTCCTTCTAATATCGATGAATATACTAATAGAATAGATTCTTTACAATTAGAACTTAATAAAGTATCTATTTTAAAAGACAGTGTAGATTGGAAAATTGATACAGTAACAGTGGCGTTAGAAAAAACTCATATACAATATGAAAAGGATCGTACTACTATTATCAATAATGATACTAGCGAAGATTATGTGTTTTTCCTTAACTACCTCAGAGAAAACAAATCAAGACTCGATAGTATCAATAACCTCTGAACAACTTAAGTACACTAACTTAATATTTGTAGAACATAATAAATTATTAAAAGAAAACAAGTTATTAGATGAACAAATTCAAAATTATAAAGATAAAGTATTACTATTAGAACAAACTGATTCTTTAAGATTATCTCAGATAAATCAATATGAGAATATAAATAAAGCATATTCTGTACAGCTAAATGATTTAAATAATATTATTCGTAGCAAAAATAGTATTATTAAGAAATGGCAAATAGGAGGGATTACTATTAGTGCAGGATTATTGCTATTATTGCTCTTAAAATGAATCCATTAAAAATTAAAAAGGATAAGTTTGGAGTAAAACTTAAATATCCAGATAGAACATGTGTAACGTGTAGAAAATATCCATGTTTTATTGGAATAGAAAAGTGCTCTAGTGATTTCGCTAAATATGGTTGTATTTATTATTCAGAACCCTTAGTGGAGGATAAATTATGACTATATTAGCCCAATTAATAGCAAGTACTGTAGATGATATGGGTTATATTACCTATGTATTTAAATGTTTAGAAGATCAAGTAGCTAAAGAAAGTGCCTATATTATGTGTACTAGGTATCCTAATTGGAATCATAAAAAAGTAAATCTAGGAGACATAGGTTTTCTAGATTTTAATATAGTAGTTGCAGGAAAAGATACTTGGTATAACGGGAAAGAACAAATTCCCTATAAATATAATGCTGTGCAATTTTTGAAGTTTATAGAAAAGCCCAAAGAGATCAACCACGAATATATTATGTAGATTATTCTTAAAAGTAATTTGTAAAATAGTTAAATATGATGTTAATGAAAGAAAAGCTTACCGAAGCTATTAATGCACGTGATAATGATCTCAAATCTTTTGTATGGAAATTTGCTCGCAAGTCTGATGGAACTCAACCTGAAATTAAACTAATGGATGCTACTCCAGAACAATTACAAACTTTTTATAATCATTGTACCTCTATGCTTTTTAGTACCGATAAGAATAATCCTGGAAGATATGTTCTCTTGGATATTATTAGGGAGCAAAGAGAGAAATGTAATATAGAATTATTTATGCGTAAAATGGAGTTAGGAAGTATTAGCGCTGATGGAAAAGGTTATCCTAAATTTATGTATTGGCAAAATATTTTGGATTTTAAGAAAAAGAATGCAGCTTATTTTACAAACCATAGTTTTGAAGAATCTCCTATTAGTATTTTTACTGGAAAATTGCCTAGAGAATTTGAAAATATTTCTATAGGTTCAGTAATGAATGCTTGCCTAGATCAATTAGGCTTATTTAATAATAAACATATTACTTTTAGTTTTATTCTTAATATGGGCGTTTATCTTACTCCGGAAGAAATGAAGGAATTTAATGAGAAAGATAATGAAGGCAACAGAAGAAGCAAACTGGAACTCATTAAGGAACGCCTTAATATTAAAAATTCTGTTAAATTAACAGTGAAACCTGGAGGTCTTAATTTCAGCGAATTAAGAGCAATGGTTAATCTTCGTACAAAGAAGTATTCTGAATTAACAACTGAGCAACTTACAGTACTTCGTAATAAAGTTCTTTTCCGTTTAGAAAATGAAGTAATGTTCCACGCTGCTCAATGGGAAAAGAAACTTGAAGAGATTAAGAAAGTTGCTGAATCAAAGGGTATTACTCTAGAACAATGATAAGTGCAAGAATCTCTTTTTAAAATAATTAGTAGGGACGAACGACAAGAAGAAGGTAGAGTAAAATGGATAAAAAATAAATGCAGAGGCAGTTTAGTCTATCCTACTGGGGTAGGTAAGACTAGAACTGCTCTTAAATGTTTAAAATCTGTACTTAATAAATATCCTCAATTACGGATTCTTGTTGTAGTCCCTACGGAAAATTTAAAAGAACAATGGGAACCTCAACTTGATGAATGGGGATTAGGGCTAAACTCAGAAGTTCAGATTATTAATACTATTGTTAGAAGACATTGGAGGGCTGATATATTGGTACTCGATGAATGTCATAGATATAATTCCGATACCTTTAAAGAAGTATTTAATAGAGTAGCCTATAAATATATATTAGGATTAACTGCTACTTTTGAAAGGTTGGATGAGAAACATATTATTATGGAAAAGTATTGTCCAGTAGTAGATAAAATTACTACTGAAGAAGCTTTATATAATGGATGGATCTCTAACTTTAAAGAATATCAAGTATTAGTAGATGTTGATGATATTGACATCTACAAACAATATAATAAGGAATTTACAGAACATTTTGAATTTTTTGGATTTGACTTTGGTTTAGCTATGTCCTGCGTAGGTCCAAAAGGCTTTATTAATAGAGCTAAACTTAGAGATAAAATGTGTCCTAACGGAAACGAAGAACAGAAAAAACAAATATTTAAAAGTATTACTTACCATGCTACTGCTTTTATGAGAGTGATTCAAAAAAGAAAAGCTTTCATAAATAACCATTCTAAAAAAATAGAATTAGCAAGAAAAATAATAGAATCTAGACCAAATACCAAGATAATAACATTTTCTAATAATGTTGCTATGGCTGAGGCTATAGGTATTGGTTCTGTATATACAGGTAAGGATAGTAAAAAGAAAGGTAGAGCGACGCTAGAAGAATTTAATTTACAATCTTCTGGAGTAATAAATTCTTGTGCTAAGCTCAATGAAGGAGCAGATTTACGAGGTTTATCTGTTGCTATAGTGTTAGGAAGAGATTCTTCTGAGACTAAATCTGTTCAAAGACGAGGAAGAGTCGTTAGGAAGGAAGGAGACAAAATAGCTGAAATATTTAATATAGTTATTAATGATACAGTAGAAACAAAGTGGTTTTCTAATTCACATCGTAGTTCGGAATATATTACAATTGATGAAAAAGGACTTCAAGATGTATTAGAGGGAAGAGAACCTCCATTGTATGTTAAAAAGGTAACAGATTTTACATTTAGATTTTAAAGTTATGATACAAGAAAAAATGTTAGAATTGCTATTGTTATATAGAATTGTAAACAGTCCTTTAGATTTAGAACATCGTAATAAAGTTTTCTTTAATGGGAAAGCTTATGATTCTACTAAAATAATAGACCGTTACAAGGAATTAACAGAAGAATTTTTAGAACCCTATGTAATTGATTCCGATCCGAAAGGATAATTCCCTTTACAGTTTAGAGATAACTATATACTCTTTTTTATCTTTAAACTATATTGACACATTTAACATTAAGTCTTGAAGAAGAAATTCATATCTTAGACAAGTATGACCTCACTCCTACAGAGTTCTTAGTAATAAGAGTATTGTTAATATTACAAAATGATAATGAGGAAGAATTATTTCATAATCTTATTGTAACTCTGAAAAATATTAAGATCTCTTTAAGAGAAGTTTTAACTAGTTTGCAAGAAAAAGAAGTAATTTTAAAGACTTATAAAATTCCAAAAGAAGGGGAACAGTTTAATCCCTTTATTATTCCTATTAACAAAAACTTTATAAAGAATCTTTATAAATGCTCTTTTGAAATAGGAAAAGAACTCTTTGATAACTATCCTCAGTTTGGTAATATAAATGGAAATTTAGTGCCTCTGAGGACTGTGGCGAAGAAGTTTGATTCTTTAGAACAAGCATATTTTAAATATGGAAAGTCTATAGGATTTAATCCAGATAAACATAATGCAATTATAGAATTAGTAAAGTGGGCAAATGAGAATAATATCCTTAATTGTTCTTTAGCCTCCTTTATAGTTAATGAAGGTTGGCATGATTTAGAAGCTCTTAGAAATGGTAAAGATGCAGCTAATATTAATTATGATGCGGTGCGAATTTTATGATTGCAGAATCCTTATTACACCAAATTGAAGTTGGTAGAAACGGACAACAATGGGGTTATTCTATGGGACTTCCTAAATTGGAAGAGATTATTGATGGAGTATCTAGA